AAACTTATGTAAGGGTCAATTATTATCTTACGATCAAGTAGTAAGAATCTATGGTTATATGCATGTAGATAAAACAAAATTAAAAAGCATGTTAAAAGATAGCATGTACGATATGGATACTTTAAAAAAACATCATGGATTAAAAACAAATACTGTTTGGTTTGAAGCATTCGATGCTGCACCAAGACGAGAAATAAATTATTTAAAACAAATGAGAAGAAGAGGAGAGAAGTTAAACCAGGCACCGCGTATAACTTTATCTACAATACATGGTGCAAAAGGTGGTGAAGCAGAGAACGTTGTGCTGCTCACTGATCTTAGTTTTAACACAATGAAAAGCTATGAAAAAAATCCTGATGATGAGAATAGATTGTTCTATGTTGGTGCAACAAGGACCAAGGAACATCTACATATCATTAGGCCACAACAAGATAACAAAGGATACAATCTATGACAAACAAAGATATATTTAAAAAATCAACATATAAATCACTACAAGAGCAGGTGGGTGGAAAACATTATCACTCTATGAAGATCCAACCTGCAGAGTTTATAAACGAAAACAAATTGCTTTTTGCTGAAGGGAATGCTATAAAATATATTTGCAGGCATTCTGTAAAAGGGAAGGAAGAGGATATTAAGAAAGCGATTCACTATTTAGAAATGATATTGGAAAGAGATTATTCGTGAAAGTTAAAACAGAAAAAAATTTTTTAAATCAAGATGATTTTAACAAATTAAGAAGTGCAGCATTAGTCGCTCCTTTTTATTTTTATGGCTATGTATCAAATTCTAAAAACAGGGATGGATATTATTTTACTCATGATATATTTACTAATAGTAAAATTTTTAGTTCAGATATATTTGAACTTATGGCACCAGTGTTTAAAAAATTAGAAATGAAAGCTTTGTATAAGGCTAAAATAAATTTATATCCTTCGACTCATAAAATTTTACAACATAGTCAACACGTAGATTCAATATTCAAATGTAAAGCTTTTATATTATCATTAAATACTTGTGATGGTTTTACTAAAGTTGGTAAAAATATAAAAATACCCTCTGTTGAAAATCAAGGTATTTTTTTTGATAGTGATGTGCCACACAACAGCACGACTTGCACTGACCAAGATATAAGACTTAATATAAATATTAATTATTTTTAATATGATACAGAAACCAATGTTTAGTCCACAAGTAGAATGGCTACCACCAACAGAGTTTCCTAACTTGTCTAAATACGATGAGATTGCAATTGACCTGGAGACAAAAGATCCTGATTTAAAAACCATAGGATCTGGCTCTGTTACAGGAAGAGGTCAGATTGTAGGTATAGCTGTAGCTGTACAAGACTGGTCAGGATATTATCCTATCGCTCATGAAGGTGGTGGTAATATGGATAAGTCTATGGTTATTAAATGGTTTCAAGATGTGTTAAATACAGAAGCCACAAAGATATTTCATAACGCCATGTATGACGTATGTTTTATTAGAGCCGCAGGACTTAAAATTAATGGCATGATCGTAGATACCATGATTGCTGGCTCTCTCGTGGACGAGAATCGCTTTCGTTACGATTTAGGTAGTATGGGTCGTGATTACATAGGAAGAGGTAAAAACGAGGCTGTATTAGCCGAAACAGCAAAAGAATGGGGTATAGATCCTAAATCAGAGATGTATAAATTACCTGCTATGTATGTTGGTGCATACGCTGAGGCAGATGCACAGCTAACATTAGATCTTTGGCAAGAGATGAAGAAAGAAATTATCAATCAAGATATAGAGGATATATTTAAATTAGAGACTGAACTTTTTCCTTGCCTTGTCGATATGCGATTTTTAGGTGTGCGAGTAGATACTGAAGCAGCATATGAATTGAAACAGAAATTATTAGCAGAAGAAAAAGAATGCCTACGCATAGTGCAAAAAGAAACAGGAGTAGATACTCAAATATGGGCTGCACGT